CTGCATATCGAGAAGAAGGACGTGTTCTCCGCACCGGAGTACGATGCGGAGTTCATCTCCATTCCCGGCAGAAGCGGCGACATCATCAATCCCAACCGCCGTTTTTCCAACATCAAGGTGTGCTACACGGTGTTTCTCGCCCGGAAGAATATAGCCGCACTTGCCGCTGTCCTGCGGGACATTAAGGGCTGGCTTTATTCCGAGCCGGACAGATACCACGAAATCACCGACTCCTACGATGCGGAGTATTTCCGCTACGGCGTCATCTCCGGCAGTCTGGACATTGAAGAGCAGCTGAACAAGGTCGGCAGTTTCACCGTGACCTTCAACTGCAAGCCGTATAAATACAGCTTTGCGGGACAGCAGACAGTGACAGTAGACGCATCCGAACTGACGATTACAAATCCCACTGCTTTTGAGAGCCGACCGTATATTAAGCTCTATGGCAGCGGTACGGTGGTAATAATGATACAGCCCCAAGGTCGAGGCATGATGATTTCCAATCTGGATGAGTACATCGAGATCGACAGTGAGCTGATGAACTGCTTCAAAGGCACTGCCCTCAAAAACGACACAGTCAAAGGAGCGGAATTTCCAGCCCTCAAGCCGGGTGTTTGCACCATCAACTGTACCGGCGATGTAACGAGGATTGAGGTCATTCCGAGGTGGTGCTGTCTATGATCCCTGTACTCTACGCCGCAAACGCCACGGACTTCAGTTCATTCGGCCACGGTGCGCTGACGGATACCATTTCCTGCGAAATCACCGAGGAGCGGAACGGTGTGTTCGAGTGCCTGCTCAAATACCCGGTGAGCGGTCAGCACTATGGGCTTATCACCAAGGAGTGCATTATCAAGGCAAAGCCCAACGATACCGCCGCCAACCAGGCGTTCCGCATTTATCGCATCACGAAGCCCTTAAACGGCATCATCACCATCTACGGTCAGCACATCTCGTATGACCTCGCCAATGTTCCGGTGATGCCGTTTTCGACGGAGAGCCGTTCTCCGCAGCTTATCCTTTCGCAGCTTCTTGCAGGAGATACACGCTTCACGGGCTGGACGGACTACTCGGACGCAAAGTCATTCTCGGTCACGCAGCCGAAAAGTGTCCGAGCCTGCCTTGGCGGTACGGAAGGCTCCATGCTCTCCAAATGGCACGGCGAGTTTGAATGGGACAACTTTACGGTGAAGTTCCATTCGCACCGTGGGCAAAAGACCGGCGTGGTCATTGAGTACGGCAAGAACCTCACCGCATTGGAGCAGGACGAGGACAACAGCGGTGTATATACGGCATTGCTCCCGTATGCCGTGTACACCCCGGAAGGCTCGGACACCGAAACGGTAGTCACGGTGCCGGAGGTGACGCTCCCCATTATGACTTCGGAAATCATCCGGGCGAAAACGCTCATCATGGATTTCTCCGACCAGTTTGACGGAGTTGTGACCGAGGAAGCCCTCAGAGCCAAAGCCAACAGCTATATCAAGGCAAATCCGCTGGGAGCGACTATCCCCACGGTGAAGGTGTCCTTTGAGCCGCTCTGGAAACAGCCGGAGTATTCGGCACTCTTGGAGCGGGTCAACCTCTGCGATACCGTCACCATTCGGCATTCACTGCTTGGTGTGAGCGTGTCGGCTATGGTCATTGAAACCGTGTACGACACTCTTGCCGAACGGTATGTGAGCATTTCCCTCGGTCAGAGCAAGTCCAGTATGATCACCACCATCTCCGAGGTGCAATCAACGGTTGATAAGGTGGAATCCACGGTGGGACGCTTTCCGAAGCTGCTCCAAAACGCCATCGGTAAAGCCACCGGGCTTATCACCGGCCAGAGCGGCGGCTATGTGGTTATCCACACCAGCGAGGAAAACGGACAGCCCTATGAGTTGCTCATTCTGGACGCTCCCTCTATTGACGATGCCGTAAATGTCTGGCGTTGGAATGTAGGCGGCTTGGGATTTTCCCATGACGGCTACAACGGTCCCTATGAAACCGCCATCACGGCAGATGGTCAGATCGTCGCAGACTTCATCACCTCCGGCTCCCTGGTGGCGAACATCATCAAGGCAGGCGTTATCCAGTCCCAGGACGGCTCGTCCTGGTGGGACTTGGAGAGCGGCGAAGTCGTGCTTCGTGCCTACGCCACCAGCAAGGAGGTCACCGAGGTCAGCGACCGCATTACCACCATTGAGGAGCAGAAAATGCTCCGGCT